AACAAACAAATGCTCTGAGTATATGATTAGGTATGCGTATGCAAGGAAATGAATACCACATATCTCTTACAGGTCTTATACCTATCTGTAAATCTTCACTGTATTTATTACAGAAACCACATACTATTCCTTTATCATATTCCTCTGTAACTGCCTTAAAGTTAGATGCAATGATTATGTCATCTTGCAAATGCCAAGTTCCTGATGCCTGCTCTACCATATCTGCTGAGGCTAGAAATGCTCTGAGATTGCCTAATCTTGCATTGTCGTTATAGACCAATATATCCTCTCGCTTAATACCTTGCTCTACCATAGAAGATATTAAGTAATTATCAACATACCATTTTCTTTTTTGACAACTATGTATTAAGTATTTAGCCACTGCTTTATTCCCCATGTTGTAGCACCATCTTTTTTAGAGATGCTACCCTCCCTTAAATAGTTGTAATAATACATAGGCATATCCCATACAGAGATTCTCAAATTCTTCTCCATCATGGCCTCGTGAAAATACTTGTCACTACAAGAATGTACTTTCGGAAATCTTGTATCACCTATACTTGTTCTTTTCCAACACTTATTCCACACAGCTATCCATAAATTACCATGATTAAGTTTTGGTGATGCGTAACAAACTCCCTTAAATACAAAAGAAAACGCTAAAACATCTGGATTGCTCAATTCTTTTAATTTATCATCTATCTGCTCTAATACGAACTCATGCAACCACCAATCGTCATCATCCATAAATAATACATACTCTCCCTTTGCAACATCTAGTCCTTTACTTCTTGTAAGACCGTCATTACCAAAGTTGACGATATGTACTTTAGCTCCGTACTTCATGGCTATTTCTGCCGTATTATCTTTACAAGAATCACAAACAACAATAAGTTCATAATCCTTAAAGCTCTGAGATTTAATGCTATTTAATGCGTTCACGATATAGTCTGCGGAATTATATGCTGGTATGATTATACTGAATCTATACATTAGTGTGTACTCCAATACTGTTTTGTTTTTTCTGCTGTTCTACCTATCTCATCTGACTTGCTCTTACCATTAAGATAATCATAATAATAAATAGGCATATCCCACTCATATAGTCTAGGCTCTTTCTTCATCATAACCTCATGAAAACCTGCGTCATTAGCTACATACTTATCAGGAAATCTTGTTTCACCTATAAAACTTCTTCGCCAACATTTATTTGTGCAGTGCGGATAAAGTGTACCTTTAACACTTCTAGACTTTGTATATCCTATATGTTTCCATATGATTGAGTACACAAGAACATCTGTTTTAGCATCAACCTCATTCAACTTCTTCGCAAGTATCTCAAAACAAAACTCATGTAAATACCAATCATCTGCATCCATGAATAGCACCCAATCACCTTTAGCGTGTTCTAACCCTACATTTCTTGTAGGTCCGTCACTGCGATAATCTACCTCTATCGTGTGCATTGTGTACTCTCTTGCTATATCTGCGGTCTTATCATCACAAGCATCACACACCACAATCAATTCATAGTTTTTAAATGTCTGATTCTTTATTGAGTCTAAACATTTTCTTATTGTGCTCTCTGCATTATGAGCAGGAACAATTACACTAAACATCTTCTCTTCCAAGGCTATTTCTCCCATTCTAAAATATTGTTCAATTGCTCTTTAGTACATTCTCCTATATCTTTAATACCTTTTGGAAATGCTATTTCTGAAAAAACTCTTTGCACATTCTGTCTTATTCTATTTCTTGCATCTTGACCTGGCTTATCATTATCTGTTGCTAAAATATAATGATTTATTGGTAACTCATTTAACTGCTTAAACTGCCTATTATTGCCCAAACCATTTAATGCTACTGCGTAATATCCTTCTTGCCACAATAATATACAATCTATCATAGACTCGCAGATAAACAATTCTTTTATATCGGTAGTAGCATAATAATCTCCCATTAAACCAGACTGATACAATTCATACAGGCCATATAATGGCTTAGATACTCCTGATGGATATTGAAAGAATTTCGTCTTAACACTTCTTTTAGCTACAAACTCACATCTACCTTGTATATCTCTTACTGGCATTGTTATCATGTGATTTTTTAAATCATATCCTAAATCAAAGTATTCTATGATATGTTGATTTGTTATTCCTCTTTTTGCCCAATATGGATGATTATATCTATAACTATCAAGCTCTTCCTCTGATACAAACTGAGTTACTTCTTTTTGTTTTTCTTTTTCATGCTGTTGTGTAGGTCTTGATGCGTTTATTGTCTGGAACTTATCTATGATATACTTTGTCCCATAATATCCATTATCATCTCTTCCGAAACAATACGAGATTACTTCTGTCAGAGAATGTGTTTCACCACATGAAAAACAATGGAATATACCATCGCTCTTTCTTATACCTGCTGATGGTTTTTTCTCTTGTCCATTACTGTGGTATGGACATTGTATCTGTATGTTCTTACCTGATTCCCTTGGCTCTTTCTGTAACAACTGTATGTTGTTACTTGCCAAGTCAAATCTTAGTGTATTGATTATATCAATAGAGTCATTTAATATTTCTACACCAGCCTCTTTAATAAACATTAATAATCATCCTCTGCTTCTTTTAATTCTCGTCTTTTTCTGCCTGCAGTTGGCTCTTTTTCTATGTGCTTTGCTTTTGATGGTAACTCATCTTTAGGTATATCTTCATCAGACACAGCTTCAAACTCTCCTGTATTTATCTTCCATCTATACTTGTATGACTTACCTACTTCTCCACCTCTCATCTTCTTATTATCAAAGATAAGAAATGTCTCGCCTGTACTTGTTTTTAACTGCTTTATTGCATAAACAATACTGGCATTCTGAGCTATACCATCACTATCTCTGATATTTTCAAGCTCTGGTGTATCTGTACTATCTTTCTCAGATATTCCGCCTCTATTAGCCTGTACTACAACTACAATAGGTATCTTTAATTCTGACGATAGTTCCATTAAATCTTCACTTATATTTGTGAGTGAGATTGTCTTACTATCGCCTCGTTTATATCTCTCATCTGTCAGATATGTAATACCGTCTATAAAGAGTGCATCCAACATATCTGACTTTACCCACTGTCTTAGCTTTGATACAGTAACTCTCCTATTGAAATTCTTAGGTCGTGTTACAAAGAGTTTGCCTGTCAATTCACTCAACGTATCTGCATAGATTCTATAATCATCAACAGAAAAGCTATCATCAAATCTGCCTAATCTCATAGCATTATTTGATAAATGTCCGTGTAGTGTATCAAATCTATATCCTATATCTTGTTCTTTCATCTCTGGTGAGAAGTAGCCTACTCTATATCCTTGCTCTGACATATAAGAAGCTATCTTCTCAGCTACCCAAGATTTACCTTGGTTAGTTCTTGCAAAGAGTACGACAAGCTCATCACCTCTTTGAAATCCCTCTATATCTCTATCAAGCTCATCAAAACCTGTAGGTATAAACCAATCAGACACATTCTGAGATACGTCTAATGAGTGTTCTACTCTGTCCTTTACAAGCCCTATTATTTCTTGTGACTCTATTCTCTCATTAACATCTGGAATAGAGTCTGTTCCGCTCTTTATGAAATTAAGAGCCTCTATACCACCTCGACTTGATAGTAATTCATCAAGTTTGCCTTTAAACTTCTGCACTTGTGCGCTGGCATAAGCATCATTCAAATAGTCTAAAAGTGCATCATCTGGTATATCTGCTGAATCAAATTCAAACTCTGGAAACTTTGACTGAAATGTTGCGTCATCAGGAATAACTCCATATTTATCGTGGTATTCAACTATATAATTAAACTCATCTTCATAACCAGGAAACTTCTCTTTTGTCAGGTGATTATTCTCAATAAACGAATAATCTTTACCATCAATAATTCGTGTAATAGCTTGTATATGGACAATCATTTACATCACCCCTCTAAGTCCTAATCCTTTTATGTTGATAATTTCTGACGTAGACCATATTCTATTTGCAAGTCTTGGACCACCAAGACTATTTCTAAGCTCATCTTCACTTATAGCATTTGTTGTAAATATAGTTGGTAATCCAGCAAATAATCTCGACTCAACTATTGCATACAATATATTATAATCATACTGACTCATTGTACTAACACCAATATCATCAAGTATTACCAATTCAGATTTCTTCAATCTTGAATACATCTCGTATGTATTACTATTATTGCCAAACTGTTTCATCTCAACTAAGAATGGTATTACTGAACAAAACAAAGCTATATCAAATAACTTGTCCACTTCTTTTTCATCTGTATATATGAGTCTACGAGCGTTTTTCTCGATATATGTAAGCATCAACTTTACTGCCCATGAAGTCTTACCATTACCAATACTGCTACTACAAATTATGAGATTATTCTTTTCTCCGCATATAAAATCACGCAGATTATTTCTTATATCCAACAATCGTGCAAACGCATCTTCATCACCATCAAGTGGTATCAACTTATCTTCAATCCACTGATACTTCGGTATATTTGCTCTCTGTAATAAATATTTTTCTATACCAGATATTTCTTTATTTTCATCCCATGTTGTAAAATTTTTCTCCATCAATATAACTCCTTTCCACTTGTTCTAAGATACTCTATCTGCTTCTGTACTCCCTCTTGTGTATTTACTTTGATTGTATCTGATAGATTCTCCTTCGACTTATACTGACTTTGTTGTGTAGACTGTAGTGGATAAAATACGTACTTCTTTTGACTTAGACTCTGTTTAATAATTTCATCAGCATTATATCCACTGTTTACAAGTGTCTGTAGTTTTTCCAATTTTGTTTTCCATATATTTGGTTTATTTGTAACTTTTAATTTATCTTCGCCAGTTTTAGCTTGTTTAATGTCAGATATAAATAAAAAATATTCTGCTAATAAATCTTTTGTGATGTCTGTATAATCTGTTTTTTGTATCATATCTAAACATTCATCTATATTTTTTTGTGATTGTGATTTTTTCTTTTCTTTCTTTTGCTCATCTAAATATTTTCCACTATTAAGTAAATCTTCAAGAGGTTTTACTTTATTTCTAAAATTTCTCCTTGAATTATTTATAGTAATAGCCTGAGCCTCTGGCGAAGGCTCTTTATTAGTATTTTTATTTAATTTATTATTATTAATATGTAGAGAGTGCAAAAAGTCGTTACTTAGTGGCGACTTTTCGTCGCCACTAGAAGCGACTTTTTGTCGCTTCTGTGATAAATACTGACTGTAAGCAATATTCAAAACGTTTTCTAGTACAGTTTCGTCTATTTTATAGTAAGTTATCGCAGGATTTTTTGCTTTTTTAATTGAAATTATATGTAATTCTTTTAAGTGCTTTATTGCTAAGGTTTGTTGTTTTTCAGATAGACCGGATTCTATAAAAACATCAGCTTGCTTTGCATAAAACCATCCATCAAAATCATTTATATTTATGGCACAATAATTATCTATATCACAATATATTGATAATAATAGTGTTTCATTAACCCCCAAATAATAGCCTAAATATCTTGGATATTGAATATAGCTATTTGCTGATAGTAATTGTTTGCACCCCACAGGTTATTTCCTCCCAAGTCTTTTTTGCATCACATTTAGAATTTCGGTATTAATTTCATCTCTTGTATAATTATCATAAATTTCTTTTATTTCTGATGTGTCATAAAATATACTAAATGATGGGTCATCTACAAACCACTCTATATATCCTAATAATTCTAACTCAAATATTGCCTTTAATATTTCATCTTTTGGCTCACAACAAACTTTTTGAAGTAGCTCTACAACACCATCGTTTTCTGACAACTCATCATTCCAATCCATATCTTCAATATCAAGTGCAAATAATGTGGCAAGAACTCCCTTTGCGACTAATGATATATTACTTCTGGTAAATATCTCGTTATCCATATTTAATGTGTATCGTTTTCTTCTGTTAAATTTATCTTTATCCATATTTCTCTCTCTCTTTCTTACAAAAGAAAAAGTCCTGTACTCAGATGGGCAATCATCTTTGTACGGACTTATTCTCGTCAGTCGATATTAGGTTAACATCACATCAGAGGATGTATTGCCCCATCGACTGACTATTTTATGTTAGCACATATTAGATAGCTAGTCTAGTATGTGCCATGAGTCTTTCTTCACAAGACTAAATATACTATAACATATTGATATATGTGTGTCAATAAAAAGAAAAAGTTCCATGCATAGATTACTCTACACAGGAACTCATCTTTAACCAAATACACAGGAGCGAACCAATGTATTGATTATCAGCTCAGAAAGAGGATTTCGCCTCATTGCTGTCGCAAAGGGCTTTCTCCTTCTCTCTATAAACCATCTACAATGACGCAACAGCACTACATGGCGCACCATATAGTTGTTGGTATTTGTAGTACGTTCGAGCTGACTTAATCAATATATCACATCAGATTACTTTTGTAAACAGAAAGATAGCGGGAGTTGAACTCTCGCTATCTTCTCGTAAACACAACACATTTCTTATGAAAAGAGATACAAACTTGATTTACTCTTGTTTGTAATATAACTATAACATGATTTATAAGTAGCTTCAACAGGATTATTTCTTTAATGAACGGACTATATCTTCACACTGATTATCAATAATAGTATTAAGTTCATCAAAGAGCATTTTATATTCCTCATCAATATCTAATCCGTCTGTATTAGTTATTGTTTTTTTCTGTGAGGCTTCTACTGTGTAGAAGTTGTCTCCATTTTTTGTTGACACCTTTATTGATGCTCTGCTTGTTGCTGAAATTTCTGTGGGTACAGAATGTGATACATAACTCATTATTTTCTTCCTCCATATTTTATAAATGCAAGTAATACAATAAACAACAGTTCACAGAATAAAGTACAAAATACTCCTGCTACAAATGGATTTACTAACATACTACTCCCCTTTCTTTTTACTGATTCTAAGAACAGTGGTTGTTTTCGTTTCTTTACATGACGTCATCTGCTTTACTAAATCTTGTGAAATCTTTTCGTGATAGATAGCAGATTCAAGGGCATCAAAATCAACATATTCTTTAGTTTTAACTATATCATTAGCAATATCATTTTTCTTTAGGAACTCTATAAGAGCATCCTCTATAAATGTTTCTTTGGTCTGCTCAGTAATTTTAGCTGTGCCAGCATTAGTAGAAAATTCATTGATATTTAAAGAGTGCATCATCTCTTTAATCAGAGTATTTTCCGCAGACGCATTATCTTTGTATATTTTCTCATTTTCTTTATTTTCGATATAACTTTCAATAAGTGTTGCTAACTCGTCATTTTGACAGCCTGGATTGTTATTAGGCACTATCTCTGTGTTAATCATCTTTCTCATTTTGTTTTTCTCCTTTTCTTTTTAGTTGACCTGCAAGAACCCATTATTCCATTTCTACCGTGAACAATGGCCTGTTTAAATTCTATAAACTTCCATATATCACTATAATTCCAATATCTTGTTTGCCTTACTCCCTCTTGAATATAGTCGGGTAAAAGAGAGGCTAATTCATTATCAGGATGCTCTCTCTTCCATTTATACCAGTTATTGATTGTCTGTACAGAGGAATCAATGCGCATAGCGAGTTCCTCTATTTTAATCTTATTCTCCATACATCTCTCCTTTAACTTAATAGATATTCTGCAATATCTTTATTTGTCATTACTTTACCTGCTTTGTCTACAATCTGGTCACTAAGCTCACCTTTACGCTTTACAAGTTCCCATATACGCTCATCTATTGTATTTTTACAAAGAAGATTATAAATAGTAACATTCTTTGTCTGACCTATTCTGTGGGCTCTATCTACCGCTTGTTCGTAGTTTGCACGATTCCATGGGTGGTCTAAAAATATCACTACTTCTGCTCTATGTAATGTTATGCCTGTTCCACATGCGCCTATTGTTCCTACAACAATCTCTGCTCTACCATCTTGAAACGCATCAATATTTTTCTGTCTATCAGAATCTTTAGTATCTCCTGTAATAGCTACATAAGTATATTTGCCATGAAGTCGATTACACACTTCATTTGTAATTTGTGACCAGTTACTAAACACTATCACTTGCTGACCATTTTCTCTTGCATCTGCTATCAGCTCTTCCATTCTGTCCAGCTTTGCTGAACATTGAATTTCAGACGAGAGAATACCAGTATATCCTGTAGCTTGTCTTAGTCTTATCATCTCTGCTAAAGGGTTCGGCGAAACAGAAATCATATCTATATTAGATTTAATATCTGCTTTAATCTCTTTATAGATAACAGCCTGTTTAGGCAACATATCAACATATTCATCTATATATGTTTTTTCAGGTAAGTCTAAGACATTTTTCTTTAATCGCCTTAACATTATAGACTGTAACTGTTCTTCTAATTCATCTAAATGTTTATACCCGACTATTTCATATCCACCATATCCACCAAATACTGCATAGTATTGTTTGAATGAATAAAAAGCGTGTTTCTCATAACCTAACCACCTCAGAATAACATATAAATCAAGAGGCGAGTTCATCAAAGGAGTACCAGTCATAGCTATACGACAATCCGCATCTAATTTAATAAATGCTTTGCCCTGCTGACTACTTGGGTTTTTCATCTTGGCTATCTCGTCGGCAGCAATCATATTTATCTTACAGTCAGTATCAGAATGTATCCATTTGATAATCTGGTCTGTTATATCATCATCTCTGAGAGTTTCTATATTAGTTATAATAAAATACTCAGAAATTTCATCCAGGTGCTCTAAATCATACAATTTATCTTTAGTAGAACCTATATATATTTCACCTGTTCTCTTTCTCACTCTTTGACCTAAAATATAGGGCTGTTCATCTGAATGTTTTAATACTTCATTGTACCAGTTCCATTTAAGACCATTGACTCCGCAAACTATAAGACAGTGTGAGTAACCAAATGCCATCTTTCTTGCAACAGCTATATCTATAACTTGCTTTGTCTTACCTAGTCCTTGGTCATCACCAAGCAACCATCTGCTGTGCATCAATCCGTATTTAAAGCCTTCAATCTGATGTTTGTAGCAACTGGTTTTGAATTTATAATCTTCAATACTGAAATTAATTTCGGGATTAAGTTCTACATATCTACCACTAATATCAAAATCCATATTAGGAAATTCTTTAAACATATAAGATAAATCTTGTAGTCTTATCTCCCATTCTTTTGTGCCTTTTATCCAGCTTCTATTTCTCAACTTCTTTATAGAATCAATCACATCTTGATTGAACGGAAAAGTGAGAAAAGCTGAATAATCATCAGGCATAAACCTTGATTTTCTAATTTTTACATTTATCATTTTATCTCATCTCACTTTCTATGATTAAATATTCTATAACATATTTATTTGCTTGTCAATTCTACAAAAGAAAGAGCCTGACACGAATGTCAGGCTCTTAATTGAGAGTACATTATAGCTGATTAACAGCATCCTGCATCATCATTTTAAAGCGGTCAATTTCTTTATCATGTCCGCTATATCCACCTCTGTTTCCGGAGTAGTCCCCTCGATTTCTGGAATAGTCTCTGGAGTTGTCGTAACCTCTCTCATAGCTTCTTCCATCTTCATAGCTTCGTCCGGAGTAATCGTAACTTCCGTCGTAGCTGTCACGACTTCTTCCCCGTCTACCACCTTCATTATATCTCCCGTCACTATCTCCGTCTCTTCCTCTTCTAGCTCCGCTGTAACTGGGAAAGTCATACCCATACTGTTCTATCATTTCATTACCGAGCATTACTTTGTCAAGATTCTTGATGGAGTGTGTGAGTTTGTCTATAATTTCAAGGTCGTTTGTAGAGATTTCTTCTTTTTTAGCAACCTTTTCAAGTTCTCCGCAAAGCGTATCACGGAGACTCTCTAACTTCTTTGACATATCATTTCCTCCTTTCACGCTATGCGATTAATGGTCATGTTAGCATTTTGAACCTGAATAAGCGATGTAGCTTCTGTTGCAGGGTCACCTGTCGTTGCATCTACATAATCAACACCTATACTAAAGCAACATCCTTTAGGTACTGTGATGATTGCAGTTGAGGTTACATTAAAATACTCATCAACGGCAGCAGGAGTAACAATAGCCCTAGATGTGAGTCTAGGTTCACCATTAACAGTTATAGCAACTGCGATAGGAGAAATTGCTCCACCCTCAGGTATTGCAATGTTTCCATTGAATGTTACCTGATAACGGGCAAAACAATTATTAGTGATACCTCTGAGAATAAAATTACCAGTTTCATCTTCGTGATAAACATATCCACGAGGACATGGTAAAGAAGCTGTAAAGATGATAGGTGCATTTAGCGCCACATTCTGTACTGCATTGGCTAAATATTCGGCCATAGTATCACCTCACTTTATGCTACTCCACAGCCACAGCCACATCCGTAGTTCATGTTCTGTGGGCAAGTGAAGATAGGGGTTCTACCATATACAGGTGTAGTAGGAACAGGACAGTTATTCAGCCTGTTATAGAGCTGGTCTACTTCATTAGCAAAGCCCTGTGAAATGAAGGCGTTCTGAGCAGTCTGTGACTCTCTGAGAGTAGCCATATTAAGCTGAGTAGTAAGCTCAGCAATTCTGTCGTTCTTAGCCTCAACCTGTGCTTTAACACCATCAAGTTCAAGCTGGCAGAGTTTGTCGAGAATAGCCTGTGTACCATTTGTCTGGCTCTGAATAACATCTCTTGTATTGTTTGCATCAGCAAATCTTGTCTGGTTGCCTTCGTTCTGAATAATATTCTGAGTCTGGCAAGTAGCAAGCCTGTTCTCACAGCAACATGAAGCCTGCTGAGAAGCGAGGTTATTGATAGCGCCAGTGATAGCAGTCTGAGAACCAAATGCCTGCTGTAAGTTAGCAATCTGTCTAGCGTTAGCCGCAGTTTCTGCATTAGCAAAGCCATTAGTAATAGTACCTGTGATAGCATTACCTGTCTGACAGATGTTCTGATTGATACCTGCAATGCCAAGAGCTGTGTCACCAAAGCCACTTGTAACTGCACTCTGAATACCTGAAAGCTGACTAGAAATCTGGGCATCTCTAAAGCCATCATTGACATTGTTGTTTATGCCATTCTGGCCATTCATAAGCCAAGGGAAGTCATATCCGAGCATCATATTTCCTGCTCCACCAAATCCTCCCCATCCTCCAAATCCATTGCCCATAAGAGCAAAGAGGAAAAGGATAATCCACCACCCATCTGCTCCCCACATACCATTACCGAAACCACTGTTTCCACCATAGTAAGCAGGTGCTACTGGCATTACCATTCCATTACCATTATCCATAGTAATTCTCCTTTCTAAAAAATTGATATTGTTTCCCTTGCAAGGATTGAAACCTAAGTTTAATTCATTTTGTTTAGAGTCAGATTTTGATATGTAAGTAAAAATGAACTAAAGTTTTTTAGCTTAAAATGTTTAATTCATCTCAAAATCTAAATCCCATTCTCTGTAATGTTCCCATTACTTTTTGAAAAGCTCCTTGATTCATTCTGCCGCTCTGTATCAGATAATTGACTGCTGAATGAGGGTCATTCTGATACTCTGAGGGAATATTAAGATTTCTCTGAGCCATGAACTGAATAGGATTTTGTCTAAACAACTGAAATTGTGACTGCATATCAGGTTGAGAATTATTACCATTTAATTGCTCATAAACTGAATTAGCCATTCTTTCTTCCTTTCTGTTGCTCCATCATCTGTTTGTTTTCATCTTCCATGCGTCTGAGCTGTTCCTTTAAGCTCGTAATTTCTTCCTGCATCTTCTTTACTTCTTCTCTTGTAGCTGTAAATGCAGTGTCAATCTGTTTAGCTTCATGGCTCTCTAAACGCATAGGTTCTTCGACTACTTCTGAGTACGCATACTTTTTAAGTGTAGGCATTCCCATTGTATCTGCTGACTTAATGTAGAAGTTCTGGCCTTCTGAGTCCATAAGTAATACAGAAGTGCCAGGCGGAGTATTATAAGCTCTCGCTCCAACGTCACCCTGCACCCAGTTTATGGTTGATGATTGAGTGGGCTGAGCCATCTGCATCTGAGGTGGAGCAAATGATGGGCTATAAGACTGGCCATAGCTATTGCCTTGATTATAGCTTTGCTGATAAGGTGAATAACTTTGTTGATAATTATTAAAATAAGGTCCTGGCATATTTATCTCTCCTTTCGCCAATAAAATAGAGGTACTTTATCTCCTGAGTCCCACGCATCATAGTAATCACCATCTTTTACACAGACTGCATGGGTACCAGTGCCTAGAATGAACGTTCCTTCAGGATGGTCTAAACAAAAATCTTTAACTGTATAGCAATATGGGCAAGTATTGGGAATAATTTCTCTGATAAATCCTTCATCTTGGAGCTGTGCTCCCCACACAGAATCAGAAGATGGCATATCGTGTAAGATAAAACCGCGTAATACGATTTTAATAAAAGCAGTTTCCCAATCACAATCAGTGGCTGCACATATGGCTCTGACAACACAATCGCCTACATTTTTAAGTTCTGGGTTTGGATTAAAATTTATGTATGACATACATAAATGATAGAAAGAAAAAGAGCTATCCGCGAGTTCGTGGATAGCTCAATTATATAGACATATTCAATTCATTTTTAGACCTTTGAACAACTGTTCTTGGGCTTTAATCAATATACGTTTAAGCTGAGAAACAGATATATCAAATTCCTCAGCCAAAGGCTCATAACATATTTCATCAATTATACGGCGTTTAAGAATTGCTCTAGCTCGTTCACCACGGACGTATCTATCAATAGCTTCTGCAATTTCATAGTTGTCCATGTCATTGAGTTTCATCATTTACGCCTTCTTCTTCCTCTTTTTCTGTATCTAGTCTTGTACACTCTCGCCATAGTTGAAATCTCCATTCATATCGTTGCCAATATAACTGGCATTTCCATCTTTATTCTCGACTGTTACAGTATCATATTCTTCTACTGGTAATGATATATACCAGAGAAATCCAGCTATTGTAGCTGCCCATAAAACTAATATTATCACTATTGTAATAATCAGCCTTTTAATAATAACTGAGAAGTGATTAAGTATGCCTTCTAAACTAAAGTATGACACATCATTTCGTTTGTCTTCCATAGGGGATTATCCTTTCTTCAATAAATCATTTACTTTTGCCTGAACCATAGCTGGATTATATCCAGCGGCTCTAAGGAGCTGTTTTCTTGTAGCCCCGTTCCCCCATTTTCCATTCAATACTTCTTTTGCAATCTCATCTATTGATTTTAAATCAGCGGTGTAGTGAGGATCCCAGTTTGTAAGATTAAATTTCTTAATACAGTCCATGTTTGTCTGGACATATCGTCTTGATGTAGCATAACCATCAGTCTTGATTCTCTGTAGATAAACTTCTGGAGAATCGGCGGATTTAAGATTACTATATCTCTTAGTAGATATAAAATCAAAATATCCTTTTACACCATCTTCCATACTACTATAGACTCTGAAATTATCTCTGATAGTAGTTAGCTGACCTTGTGTATACTCTTCTTTTGTTTTGAGGTTTACACTTCTACCTTTCCAGCTACTACCGCATTTCATACCAAAATAATTATGAAATTTATAGGCTAAAAGAGATGTGTCATAAGCAGACTCTATACAAGCCTGGGCTATAATAGGAGAGCATACTTTATATCCTCTTCTTTTAGCTTCCTCCTGTATGATAGGAGCTATTCTTTGTATAAACTCTTTTGCCTGAGCAGAACTAGCCATTATTCTTTATCCTCCACCTCAAGATACGCTTTAATATCCATATTGGTTTCAATGATACTTCTCATCTCGTCTAATGCTTCATCTACCCACATACTGAATACTCCAAAAGGTATTATCTTTGAAATGATAGGATATGTAGCTACAAAAGAATCATAGGCATATCTTAATTTAAGTTTACCAGTACCACTACCTAAATCTTTTTCTGCCATTGATACTGCATATAGCAACCATTCTTGTACAGACTTCTTACCTGATGCTATCACATATGTAGCTATGATTGCTATTACTACCAACAGACTCCAATTATCAACTATCCATTTCATCATTATTACCTCTCTTCAACTTTAATCGTTTTATCATAGCACATAAAAGAAGCTCACCACCAAATGCTCCATATAAAGCAACAGTTAAAGTATCATGTGAGAATCCTGTAATAGTAGAAAATACAAACTCACATATAGAATAAATAATAAGTACGGTGAATGAGAAGATTATGTACTTATCTAATGCTGATGGTTTCTTCTTCATAATTACTTTCTCGCTAAATGTTTCCTTAGCACATCTTTTGCTTTCACTAAATCCTCTGTATCTGCATATCCAGTATGAATACAATAAGCTAATTCAAAATCAATTAAAGCGAGCATACAGGTCTGCATAACTTCATTAGTATTTTCCTGCTCTCTAAATCTATCATTACCTTGTAGAAGTGAGGTTTCAATCTCTCTAAGTTTAATGTCATGCTCATTGACCTTTTCTTCAAGAGTATTATGTGGACGATTTAAAAATCTAAAAAGAGCATAGCCTAAAACACAAATATTACCAAATGTCAGTATCACTTGTAAAACTGGCAGAATAGATTGTATCATAATATACTCCTTAAGATTTATTTACTTACATTATAACATATATCTCCATATAATAAAATTATCAGCCCCTTTCAATAAAAGTTTTAATACATATGTATCTACTCATTTTATATCATAGGGGCTGATAAAATAAAACAGGAATTTTATTTTTCTTCACACACACTGAGAATATAATTGGTACTCCTCTTTATAGTTCGCAAAATGTACTTTTAACGAACTAAGTTAAATTTTCTCTTTACTGCGTTAAAGGTTTCTTTTGCACATTAGTCCTGTTCAATATAAGAACATAGCACTGCCATTTCTCCAAAGTGAGATAAAATATAATCTTCTACCTCTTTGTCATTGTATGCTTTGATGGTCTTCATCCCATATGGGGAAATGATTACATACTTCTTTTTCACTTCGTCAACCTTTCCTTTAACGTGCATCTTTTTAAGATTTATGCATAATACTTTCCTTTTGCACATCAAACCTCTGTCCATCCATAAACACTAGGCTCATAAACATTAGCATCAATGTCGCTTATCCAATGCTTTTCAAGGTGTGTGACCTTATCGCCCTTGTTATAAGCATCATGCGCACCGCTTGGCTGTTTCCACTCTGGAAATTCCTCTGCCGGATCGGCAATATTTACCCATAATGAAACGGCTGTATCTGGTGTCCAATCTGCTTGTGACTTATGATTCTGAATACATCTGTAATATTCTCCATTATATGTAACTCTTTCTGCTGGAAAATATTCATAACCATTAGGGTCCCATTCAGGCATTAAAGTATCATTAACCTTAGTATCAAGATTAGAGATACTCTGTCTTGCACCAGCAATATCAGCATTAGTATAAAATTGATTATTGCCAATAGTCTTTAAAAGACTGTTTACAAGATTTTCAAGATTTTCTACTCTTTGATAAATATCCATGCTTTACCTCCTTATGCTCTGCCATAATACTGTATCTTTTTAGCATTTGCCATAATACTATACTGCCCTGGATTTTCACACGTTATTTCTAACCTATAAATAGAATATTTAGTGGTGTTATTATTTAATAACGCAATCTGTCCAGTATTAGGAACTCCCGTCTTTGTATACAACGGTGTAAATGAAGCTCCATCATTTGAAGCCTTTAATGTAATAGTGTATATTTGTCCAGTATACTGACTAATCGGATAATACTCTAATTTTTTAAGTAATACTTGGCTTGGGAATGCATATTGCACATATTGTCCAGTATTTGTACTGGCATACCAATCGGTATTATCATTATTATCAAATGTCCCATATGAATAATGCCCATATTGTGATGATTCACATGAAGATACTGTTACTACACCACTTGGCGTGGTATCACTAGTCATAGTAGGAACTTTAACATTAAGTACAGATTCAAAATAGGTGCTATTGCAAATAGCCTCGCACCATGTAGCATTTGCAAGAAGTGTTTCGGCACAATAATCATTGTTGCCAATATAGCCCATTGCAGTTTGATTTGCACATACACTTGATGCCCAAGATGTACTTCTTGTCATATAATCAACTGCATTATTACTTGAAATAAGGGCAAGAAGTGTGGTTGTATCTGCTAAAACTGCGGCAATTGTACTATAATTTTTATCCCATATATTTGCGCAGTGCAGCCATGTCTGAATATCATTTACAGGAGTTACAGTAGAACCATCTGGAATGTCATTTAGATTCGCCGTAAAATCCAATATTGTCGTTGTCGTACTGAATGTCTGACCCGATACAACTCCGCTGATTGTATATGTACCAACAGGAATGCTTTCAAACGTTACTGTGTAAGGACTTGTGCTTGGACATACTTCTGTGAAAGTATTGCTTCCCCCATCTGTACAAGTAATAGTCGCACCTGCAAAATTACTAGCGCAAGTTACAACTAAATCTGCGCCACTTCCGCCACCGCTTGAAGTTTTCAATACACATTCAAATAAATTCATAGATACACCCCCTTATGCCTGCGCAATCTGACAAGATATTGTCCTTGCACTTGCACTTGCTTCAAAGGTCAAAGTTGCCTTACCGCTTACGCTTGTATCAATAGTTATGTATGGTGAACCATCTGAACTGTAAAACTTAATCAGATTGTTTCCGCTTGTTGGTACATCAAATTCTATACTTGTTGCATTTGCAGCCAATGTCTTGTTTGTAACTGTTCCAATCTTTTGCGTTAAAATCTGATTTTCCGCAGTAAGCTCTCTGTTTGTCTTAGCGTATGGCTGGTATGTATCATCAAGGTCAGATGCAAGTCGGACCATCGGCTTAAATAGGAGGTTTGTTACTGTTTCATTTTCATATACTGCAACAGCAAAAGAACCTACTGTTCCACTAGCATCATTCAGAGCAGTGAAAGCATCTGTGCCTGCTCCATCATCAAAATATGTTCCAGCTGAGCCATCAGCTGTTGCCATCCTATAAGCCTGTATTCTATATGTGCTTGCACCGCCACCGCTTGGGCAACCATTAAGAATTACCTCTTTGCCAAGCATTTCATAATTTGAACTGGCAGCAAAAATCTTAATACTGGCATTTCCACCTGTGGCTGTTCCTGTTGCGCTTATAGTGCCATCTGAATTAACAGTAAAAGCAACACCACGATATGTATAAACATTACCTGCCCATGTTCCATTAGTGTTTAAAGCTTTGATGTCAGCAAAATCAAAGGGCAATATATTCTTTGCGCCCAGTGTGCTTCTGGTAACAATCTCGTTATTCAGCTTGTTCGTTAAAGTCTGATTCTCAGCAGTAAGCTCCTGATTAGTCTTGGCATATTGGACATATGTATTATCTGTGATAGAAGCTAATCTGAGCATAGGATAGAATGTTCCATTTACTGTTGCCCCTTGATTGCATCTTAAAGTCATTCTGTATAAATGACCTTTTTCCATATAGAATGATAGTTCATTTGTGGCACCAACATTTCCTGTTGCTCTTGTTGTTTTGCCTGAATCTGAATATGGTCTTGCATTATCTGTCACATCCCAAGGAAAAATGTGAGCATCATCTGATATTCCACCACTTAAAATTACTTGTGCTGTGATTGGTGCTACAAAACTATTATCACCACCATTTGTTATTTCACCTGCGGATGCTCCACTTAATGAAATACTACCATCTGAATTTACTGTCCACGTTAGTCCGCTACCTGTCTTAGTCTGATATGTTGTGCCATTAAGGTTCTTACTCCCAAGCATATTAACCATATCGTTTGCTTGGTTCGTCAAAGCCCGAATCTCAGACTCAGTATCATCTGCCTCTTCAACATTTGTACCAATAGCTATTGTATCTCCTACAGATATTGGTACGATACATTTTACTTTGGTACCATTAACATAAAATGTATCTCCTACTGCATGAGGACTTGATGCAGTAGTTGTAGGTTCAATTGGTGCTATACCTTCAAGATATGGCTTTATCTTTTGAGTATAGTCAACCATCGTTTTATCGGCCATCTTGTTTACCTCCTTTAAATAAGATTTTCAATACTTGCCCAGTCTGTTTCTGGAATAGCGTTTGTACCAGGGTCGCCTTTATCTCCTTTGTCCCCTTTAGGACCTTGCTCACCTGTGTCGCCTTTTGGACCAGTTTCACCTTGTTCGCCTGTATCTCCCTTTGGTCCTTGCTCACCAGTTGCACCAGTTGGTCCTTGTGGACCTACAAGACTAGCTAACCATTCAGATTCAGTTCCGGTATAACCCTCATCAACAGCTACTTCATAAGCTGATTTGCCGTTGGCACCAGTAGCTCCTGTTTCACCAGTGTCGCCCTTTGGACCCTGTTCTCCAGTATCGCCTTTCGGACCTGTTTCGCCAGTGTCACCTTTAGGTCCTTGTTCACCAGTATCTCCTTTATCGCCTTTTAATTCAGCTTTCTGCTCAGGTGTTAAATCTTCAAACGATACAGAACCATCTTCTCCTTTTGGTCCTTGAGGTCCTGTTGGTCCTGGTGCACCATCTTCTCCTTGTAAACTTTCAAGCCATTCTGATTCTGTACCTGAATAACCATTCTTTACTGCAACTTCATAAGCACTATCACCAGGGTCTCCTTTAAGTGCGCCAGCACCTTCTAAAGAATCTCTGGTATATTTTTCAGATACAGCTACAGCTTTTTTCATAGCTTGTTCAGGTGTCATGCTCATAGCTTATCCTCCTTATTCACCCCAATTCCATGTTCCGTCTGACTTCATGAATGCCATTTCACCAGAAGATGTAAATACATCACTCATAAAATCAATCGTGTAACCTTTTGGAAATCCGATAATATCATCTGTTGTGATATTAGTCATTTCAGATTTAGAATCGGCTTCAAGACTAACTTTTGCAGTCATATCTGCATCATTAGTTGAAATACTTGCAACTCGTACCATACTGTTATCCTCTCTTTCTTTTAATATAACATATTTACATATGTTTTTATACTTAAATGAGCAATTCAATAGCTTGCCATTGTGCGTCTGGAATAGCTAATGCACCAACATATTGTGCCGCCTCATTTTTAAAATATTCAGCGTTATTTTGATAAGCGGGGTCACCTGAAGTTACTGGAACTCCGTTTCGTGTTCCTTTTGCCCATGCTTCTGCATCTAGTTTACTCTGTGCCGCCTGCTCTTTATAATATTTAGCATTGTCTGTTGCTTCATCTTGTCTTATTCCAGTATTACCATGATTATGAGATTCCGCCATCAATGCATCAGTAGCGGCATTATTAGCACTCAGTAAAGCGGAATCAGCACTTCCAGCGGCATTCTGAGCTTGTACAGTGATATTAGCAAGATAATTCGTTTCAAGCATGGAATCAGTAATGGAGCCTGCTTTTATACTAGCTGTGACATTATATGCACCTGTTTGTTGGTCTGTCGTAACTGTAAAATCAATGACAGAAGAATCAATAAAATTATATACAGGAAGAATAGAACCTATATCCGCAGTATATGATGTGCCATCAGCATTAGTCATTGTTATGACACCATTTGCATCCATACTGAATGACACAGGAATTTTCTCAATATTCTGGTCGAATGTCTGTGTGCTACCATTTCTCTTGGTAAATGTCCATACACCAGTTGTGGCATTATAAGCTACTGCAATAACATCAGTAAGTAAGTCCTGAGTATTTGCCTTAGTAGTATCTAATGCTATAACTCTGTCATCTACTGTATTCAGACCATTATTGATTTTATTAAGATTACTAGCATTTAATGGCGAGTTTATAGATGGTGTATTCTCCCAAGGAAAATTGACGAAGGCTTTATTCATGTTATTCCTCCTTCTTTTCTTCTTTCACCTGCATAGCTTGGTCTTGTGCTATCTTTTTCTTTTCTTCTTCCATCTGTTGTAACTGATATGTAAGATTGAGAATTTCTGAGGACGCTGATGCCTCTTTCTCAATCTTAATATCTAATAATGCTTTGGTAAGAATAGTATCTAAATCATCTGAGGATAACTGTTTTTCTTTTCTTAATTTCTGTAAATATGCCATATGTTCCACATAGGCTATATTTAATACTTGTGTATGTATATTGGACATATATTACTCCTCTGTTATAAGAACCCAATCTTCTTCTGTAAGTCGTTTATCAATTTCTGCTGTGACACGTATTGGATTTTCTCCATCTGCCACTCTTGTGTAATATTCTTTTTGCTCTTCCGGTGTGTAAGTATGTTCATATCTAAGTCCTGTGGACAGGCTCTGTCTAACTCTTTTTGTTGGAAAAGTTTTCATAATGACCTCCTAAAATATATTATGTTGTTATAACTGTTGCCCACTCGTTTACAACAAACCCATCACCACCAACAGTGATATTAATATCAGTTTCAGTCCAATTTGCTGTCATATCATTGAAATCAATCTGAAGGTCTCTTACAACATTCTCATATTCATAGAATACTAATGCTGAATTTACATAAGCATCTTTTATAACATCTGTGGTGTTTGAGAACGTATATCCTCCAAATTCTATATCTCCACCGATTGATACTATTCTTGTTGATAAATTAATCTCATCACCAGACAAATCTAGGCTCTGGCCTGCTTTAATACTTATATCACTATTTGCTGCCTCAAGTGACATTTGGTCGCCTGAGTTGATAGAAATATTATTTGTAGCAATAATTGAGTACAGTCCATGTGATGTCATCCAAGAATCGCCTTGACTGACAATTGCCATTGCATCTCCTGACTCAATGTGTATATCATCATCAGCATTGACAGATATGTAATCATCAGAGGTTATATCTAAATGAAATTCATTAGCAGGACTTTTTTTCGCCACGATGGTTGCAATTTCAGTATCATTATACAAGAATATAATTTTACCATTAGAAGCATTTACATCAATACCTGCTCCTTGTGTAGTTGTACTTATGATATTAGCATTTCTTAAAGTAGCGCTATTGGCGGTCATATTACCATCAGTATCAAGAGTAAAATTCTGAGCATTTATTTCTAATCTACCAGTACCTATTGTAATCTTTCCACTCTCAATACTTAACTGTGAGGATAGATTTCTTGCTACATTGATGTCGGTGGTTTCTGTCCATTTCCAGACATTATTTACTTTACCCCATTTATAATATTTGCCTGTTGAAGGATTATAAAATATCTCTCCTTCATGTGCCTCTTTTTTATCATCAGTATTCCAAGAGCTTGCGGGACTATTACTTGTTGTAGGTATATAGCTACCTTGATAATTTGAAAGCTTACCAGCCTGAAATTCAATTCTATCAGCATTTTGATTTATCTTAGTTGTAGTCTGTTGAGCATAGTTAGTGTATTCTGTGTAAAATTCTTCCACATTAGCAATAACTCTTGATATTTTCTCATTCAGAATAAAATCTCCATATTCCATATGAGAAGCACCTGAGTATAATTTTCTGTCGCCTTGTGCCTTTATTGTCTGCTCAATAAATTGCTGACCGCTGATTGAGTTTTGAAAGATATAAAAATTATGTCCTTCTGCTGTGACATAATCTCCTAATCTGAATGTCATATCAGATATTATCATCTTAATACTTGCGGGATTATATGTAAGCTCTGATAAGTAATCGAGAATAGTATTTCCAACTGAAATTAGCACACTTGTAGGTTTATCATACAAGAATATATTCTTTGCAATAGGATAAGCATTTTCAGCATTTCCAACAGTATATTTAAGCTGATTACCACTATCAAAGAATTGTACTCCATCTATCTCTGTTGTCGTGTACTCTTCAAAATTACTGTTTGTCCATTCATATCGCCCATCTAAATCAGCAGGTGTATCATCGGTATTAAGAATGATATAGTCCAGATTTCCATTACGATTTACGTGAGGAAAACAACAATTAAGCTCACATATCATTTTAAGCATTTGCTGGAATGTACAAGTGGACAGACTTACAGTTTTAGTTACAACTAAATCATCATTAGGTAAAGTAACGTCCTCTGATGATATTTGTAGATACGTGGTAAGTGAATCACGCACTTGTTTTAAAGTGGCAGTTTCTTTATCTGACCAAAATTGTTCCCACCATGTAGCTACATTTATTTCTCTTAGCTCATAGGCAGGGTCATATGCTACAATAGTTCTATCTGTTCCAACTCTGTCTGTCTTACAAGAATCAATCTTACCGAAGAATACTCCGTGTAATACACCTTCATTTTCTTGATAAACTGCAATATTCTTTCCGCTTAAATCATCCTCAAGATATATCTTGCACTCAAACTTGGATGAATATAACTGTCCAAACTGTGGTGTCTTTTCAGCTATCATTTCATCCAGTTTAAGTGAACCTGCCACAATATTTGTTATCTCACGAACTCCTGCATCAACAGGAAACAAATCATCAGCAGGATATATCCATTCAGCAGGAAATAGTCCACCAGCATTTGCTATTAAGATTTTTGTATATCTGGTTGATACCATTGCCACTACTCCTTAATACTCAATAAGGTCTATATCTAATGCCTGATAGATAATATCATTGGCTGTTATCTTTTTTATCTTAAACTTAATGTCTGGCCTATAAAAATCTGCCGTATGATAAGTATTATCCTCGTCATTCCAATACTCTAATCTTATCTTTCTTTCAAGGGCAATACTCTCAGCGTCAGTAAAGAATTTCTGTATAGCCTGTTTATCTGCTAAATGCAGATTTGCTCTAGTAGTAAAGTTGAGGGAAGTTTTAGTTCCCTCAGCCGTTACTCTAGTTAGATTTCTGGTATTATCATCTCTGTAAGCCTTAATCTCTTCTCTATGATTAGGCTCACTCTCATATGATTCCCAAGCTATATATTCATTAGGAAATATTTGTCCTGTTGCTGTTGCTTTTATAAAATATCCAGCCCAACTCATATTTCACCTCATGCAAATGTTGGAGAGAAGGAACTTCCACGCTGTTTATAACGTTTCTCATCTTCATCCCAAACTGCTTCTGCTATCGTTCTACTATCTAATTGTAGCATGATGGGTTGATTATTGCTACTAAAGTCAATCTCTGAAAGTACGTCTGCCACTGCTTCTCGTATAGTCCTATTTAACGTCTTTTCGTCAATTTGATTATTAGATTGCTTAAACTCAATATTAGATGGAAGTACACTTCCAATAGCTATATCAGGTACTTTGATAGCACTGATTTTATTTAGCTGATTGCTAAAGTTTTCCATAAATGTGAGTTTTGACATTTTATCCTCTAATTCATCAATCATGGATGTGACTATATCAATAGCATTTAACCGCATATCTGTAAGACTATCTAAGAAGTTCTCTGTGAAGTCAACAGGAAGAATATCGTCATCCGCCTCATCTTCTGCACCAACCTCAAGTCCCTTAATAAGGTTCTCACCTATATCAGCAAATACTCTTGATGGTGAATGAATCTGGAATGCTTCTCTCGCGGTATTTACAATCTGACTACAAACATTTCTTACAGAATCAAGGACACTTCTAAGAGATGATAACAACCCGTTTTTCAATCCCTCTATCAAATTTCTACCAACAGAAGTAAGTGAGTTTGAAGTAAGGCCTGATTTAAAAGCATTGATGATATTACTTATATGGCCTTTAACATTACTCATCAAAGAATTGGTTGTTGTTCTGATAGAATTGATAAGACCTTGTATCAATTGAGTTCCTGTTTGCAATAGGGTATTACCATTTAGCTTTGATGTTATTGTAGTGATAAGTTTACTGATATTGCTTGTAATGTTTGAAATAAGTGTATTCCATGCTTTTCCGGCAGTATCTGAAATTGTAGCCCATACATTTGAGAAACTATTTATCATAGCAGATGTTAGCTGAGTTATCTTTGCCTGAAGTTTTACCCATTCAGTATCTATACCATTACTTACACCAGCTACTAGGAACTCACCTTCTTTTGCCATCTCTTTTGAAGGTGAGCCTATATCAGCTTCATCTTCAAAACCTTTTCTAAACCCATCAAAGAATCCTTGTCCAAAACTCTTAATTGATTCTTTAAAGCTGTTTATGCCGTTCTTAAATCCTTCAACTATCTTACCTGGTAAATTTGTAATCCATGGCAACGCTGTTTCTGTCCACCACTTATTAAACTCTGTGCCAAGCTCACCGAGCTTCTTAATAGCCTCGTCTTTCATCTCAAGTATTTTAGCGGGGATGCCTTTTATTCCGTCCCAAACTTTTCCAGGAAGAGCTTTTAGCCATGGCCATGCTGTGTCAGTCCACCAAGTTCTAAACTTAGCACCAAGCTCTTTAATCTTAGCGTCAACATCTACAATAAATCTTGCACCTTTACCAAGCATCTCGCCAAGCCATTCACCGAGTTTATAAGCTAACTCTTTACCATATTCAGGTATCTTATCAAGGAACTCTTTGATTTTATCGGGAATACTCTGAATAAATGGCACAGCAGTATTATTCCACCAGTCTGGAATTGTATCAGTAAAGAAGCTCTTTATTTCGTCCCAGTGTTCATGTACAAGAGCTACAATAGTCACTGCAAGTCCAACTAATGCACCTATAACTATTGCTGGCCATGATGCTATTCCGAGTATTACTAAACCTAATCCAACTATTGCTCCAGACAGCACTTCAATAGCGGCTTTTACAGGAGTTACTCCTTCTTCCCACATAGCAAAGAAATTCTTTATTCCTATAACTAATCCGCCACCTATTGCAAATATTCCTGCAAAAGTTTTCATAATGCCTGTAAAATGACTTACCTGTGGTGCTGCCTTTGCTAACTCTGGATGAAGTTTTGCAATTTCAGCAGTAAGCTCACTAACTCGTTTTGTCATATAAGCCTGAGATATAAAGTTATGGAAAGTCATGTAATTAGTAATAAGTGGTAATGCTACACTACTTACAAGATTTAGTCCTGCAACTAATCCTGTCAACTCTATTGCAAGATGTTCAATAGTTGTAGCTATTGATTCTGGGTCAGCATCTTCAACCCACTTCTTAAAGCCGTCTGCAACAGAGTTTAATGTACCAGATTCCACTAAATCACCAAATGCTTTTGTTAAATCAAGTATTATCTGAGTAATTACTTCCCAGGCTAATTCAAAGAATGGTTCAAGAGCTTCCATGAATGTATTCATAGCGGAAGTAGCCTTTTCCCAATCTATATTATTTATTGCATCACCAAACTCTCGTAAAAACTCAGGGGCACCCTGTTCTGCAAGATACTGCCAGAAAGGAAGTAACACATCTGCCCAAAACTTACTGAACGTATCAGTTAGGAACTGAACAAGAGGCTTAATATCTTCTAAGAAACCTCTAAGTGATGACATAAGCTCTCTAAAATCTAAGTTTTTCGCCCATTCTTCTGTCTTTTGAGCGCAATACTCAATACCATCTGCAACTATCTGTAATAGCTGTTCAAATCTGTCTACAATGAGTATTCCATTACTTCCGCTCTGTAGAGCTATTCTAAGATTTTCAGCTATATTGCCTATCGTGCCAACGATATTTCCGAGAATATCTATCATCTGAGGTAATCCGCTCTCGATAAAATCTTTAACGAGTTTAAGAATAATCTGCTCATAGAGTATAACAAAGAGGTCTACAACTTTACTTACTGCAGGAACTAATTTCTGTTCCATATTATCAGCTAATGAATTAAGTAAAGGTATGAATGATAGCTCTGATGACCACTGTACTGTATATTCGGCCATTCTTCTCAGGCCATCTGTAATTCGCTCTACACACTGAGCAATAGCAAGAAGTATTCTATATCCATTATCATTCTCATTCCATGCTTCTCTAAACTGCTTAGCAAGATTACCTACAACCTGTCCTATTAAAGCTAATGTTATCAGGATATTGTCAAATATCTTTTGTACTGTATCACTACTCCATACTCTCCAAAAAGCATCTGCAATGTCTGCCAATAACTTCTTGATTTCTGAGATAGCATATTTCCATGAGTTGATAAAATAGTTTCTAAACTTTTCCCAAGCTGTTTTAAGTGGTTCAAAGAGTTTAGTAAAGAAGTCTTTGAATTTATCTGCCCATCCCTTAATAGTGTCATCAATAGGAACTTCTTCCCATGCCATGCCACCAAAATCATTCTCATCACCTTTATTCTTATCAATGACATTCAGCTTATCATACTTACCAAGCTCATCTGCCGCATTCTTTGCTGATTTTGCAGTCTTATCAAGTGATTCTGCATAATCCGTCTGCACTTTTATAGCCTTTAATACTGTAGATTGTCCTGTAAGGGCGGCAAAGAATGATGCTACCTTATATGTTAAATCTGCAAACGCATTGGCTAATTTCTCAATAGCTGGAGCTAAAAGATTAAGTAAAGGCTCTACAACAGAAGTGATTGAAGCCTTCATATAATTAAGATTAGTAACAATAGTGGACATTTTCTGATTTACACGGTCAAATTGTTGTGACATAGAACCAAGTCCATCTATTACCGCTTTTCTCAATTTATTAAACAAAACATATATTGACCTTATGCCTATTGTATATTTCAGCATAAAGCTCAATAACTGCTTGGCAGAAGAGAAGATACCCTTACTACTCTTTGTAGAATTACGCATCTCCCTATTTAACTTCTTCTGAGAAGTATGTGTCTTATCAAGGGCACGTCTAAGAGCATTTACACCTGGTATAAGTCTAAGATATCCTGCCAACATTCTTGATGTAGCATTTACAGTATTCTTAGCAAACTTCTTAACAGTAGTATCTATATTTTTTATAGCAAAGCCTAACATCTTTACTGCACGAAGTTTGTAGTAATACTGGGCGGCAGATTGTTTTACTGCGGCAATTTCTCTGTTTATACGCTTAATCTGATTCTTAGTACGAGCCTCAGCAGCCTCATCAGCTTTTTTCTGAGCGGCTTCACGTTCTGCTTCTGCTTTTTCACGGGCATTTTGTTCGCCTATTATATCAGATGCTTTACCAGTTCTTGTAAAGTCTGCGGACTGTACAACTCCCTTATCGGTCTTTGTTGCCGATAAAGCAGCCGCTCTGGCAATATGCTCATATTCCATTGCCATTTCCATAAGTAGTGGTATTGCTTCTTCACACTCTTTTGCAAGGTTATTTATATCTGCAACCCACTGTTCTGTGCTTTCACCATTCTGACGTAATGCCTGTGTAACTGAGCCATCTTCTATCATGGATTTAAACTTTTCAAACATCTGCAATCCAAACTCTAACTCTGTATACTGGTCAGTCATCACCTCGTATTGCTCTTTAAGCTCATCTGTTGCACCGGGGTCAACGTTTACCATTCTGCCGCCTGCGGTTTTGTGCATACTTTTCAGCGCATTATCAGCAGACTGTAATGCTACTTTGATGTTATCTATAGACTTCTCAACTTGAGGTAGTCCCATATCAGCATTAAATTTTTCTCTAAACTGACCTTTAAACTGTTGTAATGATTGCTTAAACAAATCAACTTTAGGTCTAGCATTTGCAGTAGCATCTGCGGCAGTATTGATGGCATTAGTCAAAGTATCTAAATTTGTAGCAGTCGCATTTGCCATACTAGCCGCAGTTTTAAGTTCTCTAAGATACTCAGGAGCCTGGTCAAGATACTTTTGACGGGCATTGTTTAAGGCCTCTTGAGCCTCCACAACAGACTTGTCAATATCAGCCTGAGTTACTTTGAAATCCCCTATATTAAATGGCTTATCAGATTTAGCTAATGTGAGTGAGTCTTTCGCTAATTCCATCTGATGTTGCATATCAACAATTTTAGCTCTGGAATCTTCTATCTTTCTAATATACTGTTCCATTGCATCTATAGATTTCTGAATATCAGTAGAATTATCAAGACCATTTCCGCTAGTCTTCATTAGATTTCTTACAGTTTCCAGTTTTTTCTTTAGGTCATTGATGTAATTACTTACACTACTATCATCCTCTACTGTAAATTTTATAGGAATTTGAACTTCTCCATCAACACCATTTGCACCCATAAGTTACTCCTTATTCCAAACACTCTTTAACCACTCTTCTGCATCAACTTCTTCTGCTGTTTTGTGATTCCACTTAAAGTATTGCGGATTTTCTCGTTTGTACTCTGTTTCCCATTTCTCCATTTTCTTACCGCTCATCATCTTATCTCTTATTCCGACTACGGTAGATAAAACACTTTCCCCCACTGACATATAGTATGACAGAAATGTCCACCAATGTATATAAGGCTCGGAACGAATTTCCTTACCTGCTACTTTATTAACTGCGGCACATACCATAGCTGAATCTTCATCCCAGTCTATAAGTTTCTTAAATTCTTTTGCACCGCCTTCTTGCCTGTCACCATTAAAGAATTTATACATCTCCTTAGTAACTTGCTCTAAATCCTCGCAAGATAATACATCTTTAATGTCATTAAAGTCCTCATAAAATATTATTAAAGCGGAAATAACTCTTTCTCTCTGCTCTAGTTCAGTATCTTCTAAAACAGAAAAGACGTCCAATATCATACGGTAGTCTCCATTAACTCGTATGTGATACGGACGTCCATCTATCATTATCTCCGTAGGTAATTCATACATACACGGAGCTCCTATTCAATTTTAATTGTGATATTTCTTAGTGTACTTGGAAGTTTTTGCTGACACTCTACGCCTCATCTTTGCAAACTCATTTTCAAGATTTCTCTCGTAGAGTTTTAACAAGGCTTCAATAATATGTTCATATCTGAACATACCTTCGAATGGGTCATACATTGAACCGCCATCACAACAAGCATCACTTACAGGAGCATCAAAGATATAGTCTACTTCTTTCTTCATAGCTACATCAATGTCATGTAATGAGGACTTGATATTTTCCTGCTGTTCCTCAGTAAGTTCGGCATCTTTCTCATCAGGTATATCTGACAATATATCGCCGACTTTCTCCATGTGTTTCTGTAATTTATTGTATGCGTCCTGAAGTCTGGTGGAAATATTCATATCACTTGTGTTAAGCTCAATGATTTTACTACTATCACCGTTTATCCTGAACCTCTTTCTTCTGATAGATGAAATGTCTACATCCACAATGTCATCTGAAACAGGTGGAGTTGTTACTACCTCTGTCTGCTCTTCAGGAATAGTTTCTTTTTTGACGTCCTCTTTTACCTCTTCTGGAAGATTCATAGCATCTTCCTTCATTTCTTTTGGCTCTTCACTTTCAAAGAGCTTAGATGTTGATTTTGCCATTGTGTTACCCTCCTATTTGATATTACACATTCACATCAGGTGTGAATACAAAGTCATCTGACAACTTATCCACTGTACCAGTAGTAATCTTGTTAGAGAAATGTACTGTGTAAGGGAAGTTTACATTTACATCACCACCGATTGAATCATAAGTGATTGTACAATCGGAATGCTTTTCTGTAGCATAGCCATTAGATGAGCTTCCTACAAATGCTGTGATAATGTAAATTGTGAACTGCTGTAGCTCTGAAAGAGCATTTCTTCTACGGATATCGTTAAGAAGTGCCTTGAGCTTATCTCCACCAATTACAGGTGAAGCATCAAATGTCTGCTCAGGCTGTGTTCTCTGCATATCCGTGTAGTTGTTGCCCAGGATATCAGTAGTAGTTTCAACCTCAGAGTTGTACTCGATAGAAGAGTCCTCTGTTCTAGTTCCAAGGAACTCACGAACAAGAGTTGTACCCTCTGTCCACTCTGCTACTGTAATGAGCATCTTTCTTTCGGCTCTCTGACCAGGATTAAGATTAAACTGCTCTACTGCCATATTTTTCTCCTTTCTTAATTCCAAACTTTCTTTGAATTGTCTAGGTATGTCAGTCTTACCCCAACTGAATACCTTGCTATGGGAGGATTTACAGAAGTATCAATACCATTTATATCTGGGTCAGACTGCATTGTCTCCATACTTTCAATAATGCAGTCTTGACCAAAATCAGGAAAGTTAGGTTCTTTTTGTGTACCATCTGCATTTAATTCAGACGGATGTGCTTGTTCATCTATCCAGTCTAATATCTCCTGTACTTTCGACATATTTTCGATATTCTCATTCATAAGAATTTCATCATTGTCTTTAATCACCGCATTGTGTGATACAGAAGAGTAACTGGCTATACTAAAAGTATATTGTTTTTGCTCACTCCCGTCAATGTAGGAGCGTTTTTTAGTATCTGTTTCTGTGATATAGTGTAGACTTCCATCTTGTTCGTCCGCAAAGTTAAAGAACAAAGGATTATCAAGTATTGTAGGGCATTGTAGTAAAAACTTTATCATAGCTTTATTCTTATCCATTGTTCATACCTTCCACTATCAGCTTCTTTACAGAATCTAACCATTCTTGTCGTTCTGCGACTGTGAGATGCCTATTCCAATGTCCATATGTATCAGGTGTATTTCTGTTTTCAAATTCATTTTTATACTGATATTCGGCATAGTCATAACCTTTAGGAGATTTTGCTGAATATCTTACTGCATAACCATCGCCATCTTTTACAATAGCATCAGGTTTAAAAGCACTTCGAGAAAGAGCTCCACCTGCATGACCTTTATAACTCTTTCCTACAGGCACATACTTGGCTATCGCATCTCGATACAAACTTGTGGCCATGTACTTATTTTCATCAGAAAGGCCTTTTTCTAGTTTATTCTCTAAAACTTTGTTTAGATTATTAACTAGCGCCGCTGTATCAAATTGTACACGAACACTTCCACTTGACATACTAAACACCTTTTACATGATAATGCTCATTGCCTCTTCCACCGCCAACATTTATATTGACAGTTTCTATTGTAAAACATCCAGGCCATTGCTTGTTCTCCTTGATTAAATCAGAAGACCTTTTGCCTGTTGTATATTCATCTACTTCAAAATCTGTTTCGCCGTGAATTATAATATCCCCACCAGTAAGAGTGAACTTTTCCTGCTTTTCTTCATCAGACAGATTATCCCAGTCATCTTTGCCTACAAAATTATCTGAAATTCTTATGCGGCAAATAGATATATCCGAAGCTATTGTAGTATTGCCCACTGTTAGCTTCTCTGCGGTATGTCTATAAAAGCAATCTGATATAATATGCCTGTACCATTTTGTCTTTTTATCGACAGGGTCTATGAATTTATTATACAGTGTAATCGTTTCATTCCACCATGATGGATATCTGTTCATTCTTCAACGACCTTTTTTCTTCTTCTCTTCTTAGGAGCTACATCAGTAACATCATTATCGCCCGTATCAGATTCAGTACAATTATAAAAATTAGAGTCTGTAAGAGCATTATACTCAGTAAGAAACATATCATATGCCATTTCATATTCCGGCTTTGTTTCACAAGCTCTAATCATCTTGACTGTAAAATTATCTTTACCATACTTTTCAACGTCAGAAATCAAGCCTGGATTCTCTCCAAAGTATGTTTTATTAAAACCAACAGAAGCAAATTTACCTATAAACTTCTTGCCTGTACTTTTGCACTCTGTTAAGAATATATATCCGTACATACACTTATTCTCCCTTATATATACCCTTATATAAAAGCCTTCTGCCTAAATCATTGACAATACTACCTAAATATTTGTCCATGAGCTCCTCTTTTGTTTTAGCTCCACTGAACTGAGCTAATAACTCGCCTGAGCTAAGGGTATTGTAGCTTGTAGAAACTCCGTCATTACTCTCCTGAGTAATACCCGCTTCTTTTGTCCAGCCTACTCCCCATCCAGCCCCGCCTGTGCTGGATGCGAGTAGCTCGTTTTCCATCTGCTTTAGTTTAATAAGCTGATACATACATCTTTTCAGCTCCTCTGTATTTAATGCTTCCGCCCACTCTGGCTTTTTAAGTCGGTTAAATGTATACCAGTTTACTGTGCTTTCTGCATCAAATTCTAAATCATTAAAGGCGGTCTCATCTAATGTACCACCATATTCCGTATATTCTGAAAATGTTAAATACATAGTTAAGACCGCCTTTCTAAGATTATAAGATGAGGGGAGCTAAAAACTATCAGCCGAGTGAAAGAACTCTAGCGATAGGAATAGCCTTGTGAGCAATATACTTGATATTGCTTGAGCCACCTGTATTTACAAGATTCCAGAACTCTCCGTTCTTCAACTCTGCATCTGTAGGTGACAGAGTATTAATCTCGTCAATACCAGTGAAGCTGATACCATAAGGTGACCAGCACTTTCTCATACGAGTGATAAGAGTATCTTCACCACCGTTCTTGTAAGGGTCTCTTGCCATCTCGTAAGGAACCTTTGCTCCGCAGTTAGTGTACTCAATAGCACCTCTACCGAATACGTAGGTTACATACTTCTTAACTGCTGATGTGCCAGTGCCCTCTGTAATAACAGGCATATCATCATCAATGATGACTGTTCTGCCGTTAAGAGTACCAATATTGAGGTCTCTCTCAATACCGTTTGCATCATTGTACTTAAGGTATACAAGTACCTTGAGGTTCTCAAGATGTGTAGCTACTGCTGAGTGCATCAAGCAGAGGCTAAACTGATTCTTGTGGTCACCAGATGCTTTCTGCATACCAGTGTTAAGAGTTGTAGCATCCATATAGCCGAGTACGCCTTCGCTGTTTGTAACACCGGAAACATCATGTGTATGCTCCTCTACAAACTCTGCGGCCGCATCATTGTTGCTGCCCATTGCGAACACACCATCAAGGATGTTAATAAGCATCTTCTGGTCCTGCTCATCCCAATATTCAGCAACCTGCTCAGCTACATTCTGCATGAAGTCTACTCCACCAGTAATGTCATATGAGAAGTCCTTCTCTGTCCAAGCTTTTGCACGACCTACAACAACTCTGGAGTGTGAGTAAGTCTGTGTGCCTGTTGATGTAATGTTTGTAACACCATCATAGTTGAGAGGTACTCCGTCAATCAGTCCCTTAAGAGGGGTTGTGAGGAAGTTACCACCAACCTGGTCTGACATAGCACTTGCAAGTTCAGGTCTTACTACTACAGCGCCTGACTTAATAAGTTCGTTGAGATGTACATTAGGTACTCTCTCTGTGTACTTCTGGAACACTTCACTGTTAAACAGTTTCGCATCAAAAAGTCCCATAATATTCTCCTTTCAATTAATCAAAACTTACAACGAAGTCTGGATTTTCATTCTTTGCTTTCATCATTTCTGATAGAGTCATCTTCTGACCCTTATCTTTACCACCTGTTGCTGAACCAGCAAACTGTGGAGGGGGCGTTGTGGATTCATTCTTAACAAACGCATCAGCATTTGCCTTAGCATATGCTTTCATGTAATCATCAGCACCCATTATTAAACCATCTTCCATCGGAAGATTTTTCTGTATCAATGACCGCTCAAAATCTCTTCTTGCGGCTGAACTAGAGAATTTCTGCTTTCCAGCAAAATCACGGACAGCAAACTCATATGCCTGTGCTGAAAGTTTTTCGTTGAGCGCCTTTGTATCAGCGTCATACTTTGACTGTAAAGAAGTTAGATTCTGGGTAAGTTCCTCTAACTTTCCAGCGTCACTTCCTGCACTCTCAAGCTGAGTTTTCAATGTCTCCAAATCAGAGTTTCTGGTGTTGATAGTTTCATTGAGAGTATTAATCTCGGTGTCCTTTTTGGCAAGGTCATCTTCATACTTCTGTCTGTCTACATATCTGCCCTCGGACAAATCTGTAAACTTTGCCTTTGATTCTTTAGCAAGTGCTTCAAACTCCTCCCAAGTTAAAGACTTGTTCTCGGATGTTGCCTTGTCAAAGATTTCCTTTACTAACATACTTTCTCCTTTTACATTCTTTTATTAGTTTTATTTTAAAGCCGCAGTCACTTTCTGCGATGGAATGTACAGTCGTTTAAATGTCCGACTGCAAGACTTATTTATAATAATCTCATATCGAGTTATTACCTTACACCTGAGAATGAATCCTTTCACTCTCAGGCTTCGGAGGGGTAAACGTTGACAAAATCAACATCTGTACCCACATTTATTATAGAACACATTTTCGTACACGGCAACCTTATTTGGCAGTATTTGTCTTGCTGGCAGCTGTTTCCTCTGCTTTATTAAAAGTCTTTTGCTGAGAATCTGGATTATTGTTATTTCCACTAAAATCCTTACCCTGCCCAACTTCTCCAAGCTGTTGCTGTGCCATGATATTAGTCTCCATGCTCTGTTTCTTCTCATCTTCAATCTTCTGTAATGCGGCTTTTGCCTGATTTTCAGTTTCTCCAAAGAACCACATTCTTGTTTCAAGTTTTGAGGAAAGTCCAGCATTTACCATTGTCATTCTCTGAGCAAGTTCAGCTTCCGTATCTACTAAGATACTATCATCCCACTCAAATGACATTTCATACTCTCCTGGAGGAGTAATATTGTAAAGACTGCAATAAACATCAGTTACATAAACTGCATCTCTTAAGGCGTCTTCCAACGCTGCCTGGATATCTCTATTTGTTGCAAAACTTCTCTGTTTCTCTATCTTCAACTCAGTAGCAGTTTTTGCGGTAACATCGGCTTCATTAGAGATTGTACCTCTACTAAATCCTACAACATCTTCTATTCTTGTAAGAATAATATTAAGTCCATGAGCTAAAGAATCATCTCTAAGCTGAGGAGCAAATACATTGTAGGTTTCCTCTGAGTTGAGGTCTACTTTTCTGAACAGACGTTCTTGTTTTGTAGGCAGCTCTGTTTGATGTTGATTGTTCTGATACTCCTGTATTTTTAAGGCATCTCTGTCAACATCAATAGCAAGTTCACCACCCTCAAACTCCCACAACATTCTTGAATACTGTTCATCAGCATCTTTGATGAGGGATACTACTCGGCTATATGCAGATACACCTAGAGGTGAGTATGGGTCAATAGTATTAGCTTCAGGCATTTTAAAGTATGCAAACAGTGGTTTGTCTACATTCTTTATTACAACCTCTTCTTCAAGATTAGCCCACTCTGGAACGTCTGATAATCTACAAGGCATACCTAAATCATCTGTAGGCTTTAAAATGCCTCTCTGAATACCGCCTTTATTTGAATTTACAAAGGCATAATTCTTAACTGTTACAGTTCTACCCTTTAATAGATGATGTTCTATTCTTGTATAGACCTTATTATTATCGACCTTAGACTGTAAGAATGCGGCTTCTGTAATCTTACCATTATTATCAAAAGATAGAGGATAAAATCTATCTGCCTGAACAAAATCGTATTCAACCTCATACTTAGGTAGAGGCTTATCTGCTGATAATCTGTCCTGGTCATCATCTTTTGACTTTTCAATAGTAGGTGTACCTTCATCATACGATACAATATAAGGTTTTATTACTAATCCACCCTTTGCTATTCCATATTCCAACTGTCTGCGAATATGTTTTTTCAACTTTTTATAGGACGTATTAAGAAATTCTGCTCTCTCAACAGGCCCATCTGGCTCTGGCTCTGTAACTACCATTGTTTCTCTACCCATACTTACTGTGCCATCATCATTGACAGTAGGGGGTTGATAATCGGGATTCTTTTTCTCTACATCTTTCATAGGTGGGGTAATCTCGGTTTCCATTTCAAGAGTTACCATTCTCGCCTTTTCACTTGCAATCAAAGCTGGTAATCCTAAAGAAACGACTCTTACAGGTTCACCAGGTTTAGGTGATTTCAACCAAGGTGCTCTTCCCTCGTACATCTCTGACCATAGCTGAATACTGTTTATCATCTCATTAGAAACAGCGGGTTGTACAGAGAGTATTTTAGCTATTACATCACGCCCAAACATAGAGTTTATCCTCCTCGAAATTGTATTGAAAATTTTTGCAAGTGGATTCATTCATTATTGCCTCCATAATCTTTGTGCGACTTCACTTTACGCATCTTTTCACTAAATTTTTTACGATTGTCACCTGTATTCCAATATTTCTTACAGGCCTCTCTAAGTTTTTGTTTATGTTCCTCTGACAATGGCTTTCGTTTATGGCCCTTTGATGATTTACGGGTTTTAGCTGCCTCTCTCAATCGTTGTTTATGTTCTTCTGAAAGAGGTACTCCTTTATGTGCTTCGCTAATTTTTCTTCGTACTTCCTCAGAACGAGGTTTACCTTTATAGTGGGATACACGCTTATCTATCGTTTCTTTTGATTGCTTCTTACCAAGATTTGCTTGCCTTAACTTTTCTTTTGTCGTATCAGATAACTTAACTCCAACCATTCCCTCACCACCAAGTGTAATATTATACCCTTTATCAGGATTGAATGATTCATATTTAGCTATCATTTCCTGTTCATATAAACATGCCTCTTCATCTGTAAGACCGTCTTTCAATACTATATGCTCAATATTGTCCCACCCATATTTTTTAATTGCATTATGAAAATATCCGTGTACATATCTTCTGCCATTAGCACCAGCTCTACTCTCAATAGTGCCTGATGTTTTACCTATATACACTTTACCATTAGGACATCTGTGCATATACACTAAGCTCATAAGTTTCTCCTTATAACGCTAATGCTTCTCTACAAGCATTTATTATCTTTGGTAACTGAATAGCCATCCAATCTACCATTTCCTCGTTCATAGCCCAATGCTCATGTGAATTACTACTGCTGTCAAGACCGCTTTCAAACATAAATGCATGAATAATCTCATGTCTGATAACCTGCTTTTGGTATGTAGCCATATCTTTTTTAGCGGCAACATCATTCTCAGAATCTTTCATCTCATCAATGATAATGCACCTTATTGAGCTATCTGTATATCCATCGTTGCCATTAAGGTTAGGGAATTGTGATTCCGTACCAAAAAGTATCGTCCACTCAGAACCTAAAATATGAACTATTCGTTTCTCCATTATAAATCTCCTCTTATATATGTAGTATAACATTCGTGGTCCGAGTATTCAATTACTGTCCTCTTCTTCTCCAATAAGAAGATGTTCCATATCGAACACTATCAATTGCATGGTTATTAGCATCAGGATATCCACTAACAACCTCATCTTCCTTATCTCGCTCATACTCATACTCTATAAACTCTTTATATGTAGCTGGACATCTTTTAGGGTCTATATAGATATGGTTAAGTGATTGTAGCCACTTCATAGAATAAACTATGCTATCCGCTTCTTTTTTAACAGGCCTTGCTCCATATCCGCCGTAGCTTTTCCAGTCTGAGATAGATTTAGGTTCAGCACTATCACAAGTGACAATATCATCAGGATGTGCATAATGATACTCATTATAGACCTTATCAAACGTCTGTTTGTTGGACAGTTTGTTTGCTCTAAATTCCTGGAAGATATATAGATTTCTTCTACTAATATCAACATAACATCCTGAATAATGAAACGGGTCTGGGTACCACCCCCAGTCCACACCCCTTGATATTCTATCAAACGTTTCTATAAATGCGTCATTCATGTATAGAGGCTCAACATTCTCAAAGACATTTCCACCTGTACCTACAGGTATTCCTAAATACTCATGTTCATAAGCCCTTGGATTGGTGCCCCTTAAATCTTCTGCTTCATCTATAAACGCTTGCCCTAACCATTCTTCTGGTATGTCTGTGTAATTTGTTGAGGTAACAAGAGTATTTTCTCTCGACAGAGCTTCTGCCGCATATTGATTAGCCCAGTTAAGATTAGAAATTGGCGGGTTAAAAGAACGAAAGTCCCAAAACAGTGTTCCACCTCTCATTGTAGACTGTAAGACTTTACGAATCTCTCTTTCACCAGAATACTGGTCAAGCTCTTCCCACCATGTTATACCAATATAACCAAAAGGTAATTTTACAGACTTCACTTTGTTGGGGTCATCAAGTCCCATAAACAATATCTGCTGACCTGTAGGCTTATAAACAATGGGGTTTGCAATAGTTTTAGGTATCTGAAAATAATCACGAAGTCCCCATTTATCTATTCCCCATACTACCTGTGACCACACTGAGTTCTTTATAGTATTGCCTATCTTTCTGAAAACAAGAGCATGGACGTTAGGGTTATTGATAATTATAAGAGGTATCATCTCACTGATAAATGAGGATTTAGCACTACCTCTTCCGCCTTTAAAGACATAGTGAACGTGCTTGTGGTCTAAAATATCATCCATTACAGGAAAATATATAGGTGCAACAGTTTCATTAACATCAAGTATGAGTTCTTCCATTTATTCCCTCCTCAATACAAGATGAACCTCTTTACCTGAGTTATTTCCAGTGGTAGCATCTTCCATCTCTTTAAGTCTGCGATTAAGTTCTTTGGCGGCACTCGTTCTTTCCTGTAATGACGCATCAAGTCCAAACTGGTCTTTCTCTTCTCCTCGCATAACTTTAGTCAGATACATCAATACCTCTTTAGCATCAGCAATCTGCGCACTCCTAAACTCTTCCAGCCTATAAGAAATCTCATCTCTGATGTAGTCCCTGCTTAGCAACTTCTTGCCTATATTCTTGTACTGTAATTCTTTATTCTTGCGCTCAGCCCTAATAGTGTAGCCGGCTTCCTCGGCAGCTTGTGTAGCGTCAGCGTACTTAATGTACAGAGCTATAAACTTATCTTCTTTAGGTGAAAGCCTCTGTCCATTATGCGTAACTGATGTTCCTGTAAGCATTTCATCTTTTATTCTCTCGGCTAGATTTTCATTGATATTATCAGGTACCTGTGAATCTGCTAACATTATTTATCCCTCCTTATAAGTTCTTGATAGATTTCCTCTAAAATATCATCAGGAAAGTATATTTCTTGTTCTTTCAGGTGCTCTTCCAGTTTATCATACTGTCTTAACATTTTCTGGCCAAAGGTAAAATAGCCACTATATGAGTTCTTGATAGGATGTTTCTTCTCTGACTGCATTTTAGCCCATTCCTGCATACCTTTAATACTAAGGTAAGATTGCTTAAAGAAACAACAGTCTCCGAGAGTAGATACCAAAACCAGAGCTTTATTACTGTGGAATTTGTCTAAGAAAAACTGGTAATATTCGCCTTTCCATGTCTTAAAATTAATATTGTCTTTACCCATATCCCTCATCATCAATTTATTGGAAGTTTCAAAAAAGTAGGGATAACTATACTGTTCACCTATATATTCATCGGCATGGCCTATATCAAAAGTCTTGTTCCTCTTCCAGCTCAGCTTTAACATCCAAGTAAACTCCTTTCATGTACTCTATACTCCCTTCACCATTATTCTTGGCAAAAACTTTCTTGTAGCCTTCATTATCACTATCAGGAATCTCTTTACCTTGAAAAGTATACAACAAGTCCCTCATAAAAAGAACAGTATATACACCAGAGGCGGATTTAAACAACTGCCTGTCGGAATAGTTACCACTATAATAAAACGCATCTTTAACAACATACATCCTTACGAGTTTACCTTCTCCACCATAAAACTGAGATGTATTAATAACAATATGAGTTTTATATAACTGATTCATAGCCCTAGCTATAGTATTAGCAGTAGAAATTGGTGTTGGCGCCATAATTATACCTCTCTTTAGTAAATATACTATAACACTAAATAGTATGTATGAGCAAATCCACGCGGCCATTTTTCTATAAGAACGGGTATCCTTGTATGTTCGTACTCGGTCTTTATACAGTTATCCAGGTTGTGTCCAGGCAAGGATATTAGTGAACAGCTCCAGGCTATGTTCAAGCGACTCTGTCTTTATAAACTGGTCCAGGCTGTGTCCAGGACCAGTTGAGCGACGGAGTCGCTCTATATTAACAAATCAACCAGGCTGTGTCCAGGAGCCTACTCGCTCACTCGCTCGCATATCGAACGTATGTACGAACAGGGGGTGGTAACGTAATAACGACAACTCTTTACGATAAATCGTAAACACTCAAGA